GAATCAGTATCATTTAAATTTTTAAATGTCTAAGATGCCGCTTTAATTGCATTTTCAAGGTAGATAAACAATCTACGAACGTTAATACGATCAAATGCAGATGCTTTTGCAAATGCTGTTTTATCTCCAAATAAAACAATACCAGCACCAGGTGAGATAATAACAGGATTAATTCTATTTGAGTAAAGAATGTCTCTCTGTTTCTTGCCTGGATTGTATGCTAATTTAACTGCGTTAAGAATAGCACCTCTTGCTGTTCCTGCTGGTGAGAACCAAGGGAACTGCTCAAGACTTGTTCTGGCACAAGTTCCAGCAATGTCTCCATTTAATGGAACATATCTGAATGTATTATTAAAGCGATCATACATGTACTTGTAACCGCTATCAAATACAGCGTAAGTTGATGATGCTCTTCCAGAATAGAATGACTTGATATTTTCAGTAATAGTATCGATGTCATTAACAGTAACTGCACCTACAGAACTATCGTTTAAGAACGCTTGTCTATATGGAGAACAGAATGCAACTGTATCCTTTCTTGCCTCTGCAACAGCAATACACTTATCTGCAACAAACTGTGCTTGTTCTTTTGGATAATTTGCAGATCCCATTAGAACAAAGTCAATGTCAGTTTCTTCAGTATTTTCAAATAAAGTTAATCCACCAACTATATCATCTACTCCACAATCTAAAGCACCTGTAGTTGTGTAATTACTCTTACCACCGTAGGATTTACCTCCAGTTAGAGTTGCAGTCCAATTACCAATCTGAGCATAATTTACATCGGTAGCATTATTATCCCAAGGATCAGCATCAGGCATCCATCCACCAGACAAATCAGAATATCCAGCTGCTATACCTCCTGACGGTTGACTACCACCAAAAATGTAAGATGAATTAGTTGCAAGATATTTTCTCCAATAAGAAGGACTACCAGCAGAAAATTCACCATCCTTTGATTTAGATAGTGATAAATGCTTCTCAAGAATTGTACCAGCGTTACCAGTAATTTCTCCAGTATCATCAATAACAATGACATGCATTTCATCGAATCTTGCACCTCTGCTTGAAGCAAAAGTAGAAGTTCCAGGTCTATTTGTTATTTGATCCCATTGAAGTTTTACTGTCTGACCATCAGCATTTTTAGAACTTAATTCAATGTCTTGCGAATCAAACCAATCAATTACACTTGTAGGTGTTTTTACTCCAAGAGCAATTGCGTTACTTGCATAAGCATCAGCAGGTGCTCCACCATGAATGGAAACTCCTATAGGAGAACCAGTTTTATCAACATTCTTAAATTCAAATACACCACCTTCAGTATAATCTACTTCGGTTTCTGTTCCTGCAGCATCAACATGAGAAACCACTTTAACATTAATTGTTTCTTTGTCAGTATCAACAGCAGTTATTATTCCTTTTAAGTATCCGTCTAAGAGGGAAGTTCCACCTGCACCTGCTTGTACTCTATCAAGAACTGATTGAGTAACACCAGCACCAACATTAATAGTTGTAGTACTTAAACCAGAAACGGTAATTCCACCTAATGTTTGATCCGAATGACCATCAATAACAGCAACTTTAATACCATTTGCCCAGATACCTGGGTTTTTTGCTGCTACACTAGCACCTGAAATAGTATTCTCATCATAACCTAATTGGTTATAATGTTCTATACCTTTAATTTTAAGTGATGGACTACCATCATCAGTGGCGTTTGCCAATCCCGTATCATCAGCACGAACTACACTTAATGTCCCACCATACGCTAAGTATGATGAAGCAACCATCCAATGTTCGTAATGCTTATCTATTGAATAAGGTTGTCCAAAAGTTTGTAGTAGATCATTTTCACTCTCTATGAGTTGAGGATCTCCAACAGGTCCCTTTGAAAATGGGGCGACAAGTGCTCCTGTAGATCCACTCGTAGGATCCACTCGTCCAATTGTTAAATCGACCTCTCTTATTACAATGCCAGGAGATGCTAAGTTTAATGGCATCTTTTTACTCTCCGAGTCTCAGAATTATACTAAAAATATTTATCAATATGTCTATTTACATGTAGTCCCACATGTATGAACGATCTCCATATTCATCTAAGTTCCACCTATCACCATCTCTATCAACAAAACTACCATCATCAAACCCATCAGATACAAAACCAAATGGAGCCATATCTTGTTCTATCTGATTTTTCTGCTCTTCATATATTCTTTTACGAATGTCATTATCAGACATCTCTTTAAAATAATCTTGTGCAACTAACCAAGCAAATATAACAAGACACATAGCAAGGTCATCATTACATCCTTCCTCTGCTTCAAATGAATTATGCTTTTGTGCAAATGTAGTTAGTTCTGAAATTATATCATAATCCCAAGTAAGGAGTTTATCATCCTCCATCATAGTCTTAAGATTAGAGCATCCCAACTTCTTAACTGCAGATGTCATTCTTACACCAAGTTGAGTTTTCTTACCAGAAAAACCTTGTCCAACTATTTGACCTGCTCTACCTCTCATAGATGCCATTAAGACATTCTCATACTCAAGATCATATTGAAGAATACTTGCAACCTGATCACCTATATCATTCACTTCTATTAATAGATATGCCTGATTATATCCTTTTGCCACATCCAAAATAATATTTGGGAACAGCATAGGTTTGATTTCATTATTCCTATACTTAGCAACTACTCTATAAGGAAACTCTGTTGTATCAAAAACTATGAAAGCAGAATAATCATTACCAAGTCCTCTTGCAACGTCAACTGTAATTATGTAATTATGTTCTGGTTTTGGTTCTTCGTAAATATCAAGTCCAGCATTTTTAGTCTTTGGTGGTTCAAATACTAAGTTTTTAAGTTTTGCTGCATTAATAAGAGTATTAACAGATCCTAAAAATTCACACTCGAACTCAATCTTAAACTGTTGTTCTGATGTGTTTGCAATTGTTGATTCTTTCCATGCATCATCTCTACCAGGAACTTCACTCCAATGAACATCAGTAGGGACATATTCACTTTTATTTCTTTCAGCATCATGCCACATACGATAAAAGTGATTCATACCCCTTGGGGTTGAAACAATAATTACTTTTGTGCTTTGTCCAGACGTAATAGTAGGATAAACAGAGGCAAAGAAGTCGTCAGCAATGTGATTCGGGATGAAAGCGAACTCGTCAAGAAAGATGACATTATAGGATCCACCTCGGACAGCAGATGAAGAAGTAGAGTTTGCCGATATTTTTGATCCATTTTCTAATTCAAGTGATCCTTTATTCCAAGATATTATACCTTGTTGCATCCATCGAGGCAAATTTTCATATGCAAGTTGCAATCTGCCAAGTAAATCTCTAGCTGTGGATGCTTTGTTTGCCAGAACAGCAATATTGACATTATCATTGAAAACCGCATAATGTAATAAGTATGATATACAAGTTGTAGATTTACCTGTCTGACGAGGCATCTTACAAATATTGAATCTATTCTTATGGAATCTATCGATTAACTTCTCTTGGAAGTCGTACATATTAAAAGGTACTAATCCCTCATCAAGAGAAACAATCTTTATATAATTTCTAGTAAAATATATTGGATCTTCTTTACACTTTAAAAATTCTCGAATATTTTCTTCCGAGAATTCTATAGGAGTATTCGCCTTCTTCAGGTTGGGATTACCTAAGTATACCTCTTGCTGACTCATAATATAAAATTAAATTATTAGTTTGCGTATCCTACAGATGAACCTAAAACGGAAGCGTTTGCAGCAAAAATTGCTTCAGTTGGTTTTTTCTCTACAAACTCAACAGTGTTACCTGGCATTGTAAATGTTCCAATTGTAGTAGATCCTCCAACTTCATCAATAACGGTTACTAATCTTGCAGTACCGCCATTATTACAAAGACGAACCACTGTTGCACTACCAAATGTAGAAGCATTTGCAGCGTCAGTACCACATGCTGCTTGAGATCCTTTAATATTAGTGATCATGATTTTTTAATGTCCTGTATTTGTATTTATTAACTCACTTCTCCAATTAGAAGGATCAAGTGGTTTTGTCTTAATTATATCTATAGTTTCTATTTCATTAAACTGTATACCATCAGTATAAGTTTCTACGTTTACTCCACCTTGTACTTCTTCAGTTACACCACTTCTTGTATCTCCACCTATTTTTGTTTTTCTTCCTTGGTTCAGTAGTCTATCAACTGTTGGTGACAAAAACTTTTTCGCCAAATATGGAAGTGCAAGAAGTCCTGCTAATAATTTCTTCTTTCCTTCATCAAGTGTAGTTTCTTCTTCTATTTTAAATTCAGATCTCCAATCAGAATATTGTTCAGTCTTTAATTTTGTGGTAAGACCTTGTAATGTTTTTACTAAAGCATTCTTACCAGTAGTTTTTAAAAAATCTGGTAAATTTTTATTATTATTTACTAAACTTTTAATATCAATCTTTCCAGTTTTCCCAAAATCTTCGACAGAGTTTTTAAATTTCTTGACCTGTTTACTCTTGTTTAATGTATCACCAAATTCACTTGCATTCTTTGTAATTATATCACTATAAGATTTCTTCTTATCTTCTTTAATCAAATCACCATCAGCAGTAACTTTATGTCCAGCAGGTATAGATTTACACTTACCAGATGTTCTACAGTAGTATTCTCCTTTAGGGCAACTCATAGCAATTACTATTCTTCCTTATTATTTAGAATCTCTTGTTTCAGCATCTTTTGAAGTTCTGATGTACTACCAACAAAAACAGCATTATTAGTAACAGTACTTGGACCTTTAGGTTTATCTTCATCCAAATCTTTCATCTTCTTTTGAAGATCTGCTAATTTATCAGTAATATCTGCAGTTGATTTTAATACTTGTCCAGCAACTTCATATGCTCTTGGACTCGCACTTTCACCAGCAAGTTCCATAACTCCATTTAAAGTTTCTTGCCCCTTTTCAATTAATGAATATAACTGTGCTCTTGCATACTTATAATCTTGTTCAGCCTCGTTAGTAACATCAGTTAATTTATCTTTTCTTCGGACACAACCACCTTCATTAACTTGCTGAACTTCTATTTCAGTATTAAATGCATCATTCAAATCGTCATAATTATCTTTCATGATTAAATATCTATCTTACGAGTTGGACTGAATTCTTTACCGTCACCAAAGAAAGTTGAAGTTTCAGTGAACCCAAAATCATCTCCCAATGGAATTAGTGGATCATCTGCTTCATCAATTACTTTATCATCATTATAATCTTTTTTCGCTTTAGCAGCAACGGTATACCTCATTTCACGAGATGCTGTTCTTGTATCAGTATCAGTATAGTAATCCAATTGAACCTTACGAATAAGTCCATCTGTAGTATCTGCAATAGGACCAAACATATAAGTCTTAGCAGTAAAAGTAAGAGTGTAAATTAATGCTCTTCTGGTTTCAAAATTTCCTTCATAATCATCAGTGAAAAAAGCACCGCCTAGTGAACTATGGACTGCTTTTTTATCCTTAATCTTTTCTTTAATATTTTTATCAAGAGTTTCCCAAGCAAGTTCCATATTTGCAAACATAGTATCGCCACCGACAGGAGGTATTTTAACAGATCTTAGAATAACAGCTTTTGTAGGCTTAACATTATAACTTACATCACTATGCCAATTTTCTCCCCATTGGTTTTTCTCATGTGGTTTTTTGATAATCCTAACAATTTCAGGATAGT